CACATAGCTACGATCAATTAGATCAATATTGTCCAGAATAGACTGGGTAATGTGTGTAAAATTAGTCAGTTCTTTGCCGTTTCTGGTAAATTGCGTTACTGTTCGATGCTCTCGATCTACTACAGTAAGACAGCGAACTCCGTCCAATTTGGGTTCAAGTAATTTACGGCCCACAATCTTCTTTTCATGATTGGCTCCGTCGTGTGCTAACATGCACTCAAACACTGGGACCGGGGCGATACCAGGAAATACTTTGAGTACCTTATTGATGGTCTTTTCACTGACTCCACAGCGTAGGTCTTTGATCAAAATACGACGATACCATCCATTCCATTGATCGACCGTAGCACAGAACATGAGATGTTCAACTAGATCTCGAGCCATATGCCCTGTGGCCTGTCTATGAATCAGTGCCTGAGCTTGAAGCTCAAAGGCATCCCAATGCAAACCAGATGGACTAGTTTGTGGGTCTGAGTCTTTTTTAACAGGAACCTGCTTTACGCCAAAAGTGATCAACGGGTTTAGTGCCATTCTCATGCCTGCAAACAATTCTGTATTATCTGCTACGGCTTCGGCCTCTATGATCTGTTCTTTGTTAATTCGGCTAGTGTGGACTTCTAAGGAAGTAATAATTCTGAAACAATTACTCATAAATCTCTGTGTCTAAGTATTAAGATACAGACATTGTATGATAAAACTTCTACCCCGTCAACCATAAATTAGATTGAAAAACTACTGCCGCAACCGCAGGTGGTCTCAGCATTAGGATTACGTATGACAAAACTAGATCCCTGTAGTTCATCTTTGTAGTCTATTTCAGCACCCTGCAGATACTGCATACTCATTGCATCCACTAGAACTTTCCAATCGCCTAGTGGGACTTCAAAATCATCTTCATTTTGTTCTAGATCAAAGGTAAATCCATAACTAAAACCTGAACATCCCCCACCTTGAACAAAGGTACGTAGTTTGAGATTAGGATTATTTTCTTCTGCAAGTAAATCGGTAATTTTGGCTCTTGCACTTTCACTGATTGTTATCATATAATTATTTATCGCTATAAATACCATGTCCGCACAATTTTTACTCAAAAGGAGTGAATTATGAAACACACGCTGATCGCATTCACCCTGGCGGCAGGATTAGTTACACCTGCCCTGGGCCAACATCATTACGGTATGCGACATTTTGATCATCACCATGCTCATCGAGGAGATTGGAACTGGATCGCACCTGCTATTATTGGCGGGGCGATAGCTTACGGTCTTACTAGACCTGCTACTGTCGTAGCACCACTGGCACCAGTGTACATTCAACCTAACCCTGTGTATGTACAACGGGCTCCGGCTTATATTCAATATCCTACTGTGGTTATCGACGGAGTTGCGTATACTCGACAGGTCATGATTGTCAATGGTCTAAGCCAAGAAGTGTTAGTGAGGCAATAAGTATATGGCATATTCAACACAAGTTATTGATCACTATGAAAACCCACGTAATGTGGGTAAAATGAATCCTGACGATGCCGATGTAGGCACAGGACTTGTAGGAGCACCTGCCTGTGGTGACGTTATGAAACTGCAAATTTATGTGAAAGATGGCATCATAACTGATGCCAAATTTAAAACATATGGATGTGGCAGTGCCATTGCCAGTAGTAGCCTAGTCACAGAATGGGTCAAGGGTAAGACACTAGATCAAGCCAGCACCATACGAAATACTGATATAGCACAGGAACTAGCACTACCGCCAGTAAAAATACACTGTAGTATCCTAGCAGAAGACGCTATAAAATCTGCTATTGATGACTACAAAAAGAAACATGCTAACCTTAACTGAAAAGGCGGTGACTAGGGTCCAAACGCTTCTACAGCATAGAGGTAAAGGCTTGGGCATTAAACTTGGCGTACGAACCAATGGCTGCTCAGGTATGAGTTATACATTAGAATTCCTAGATCGAGTTGATGAAACGTTGGCCATATACGATTGTGATGGAGTTCACGTTTATGTAGATCCAAAACATGTTATATACCTTAAGGGCGTAGAAATGGATTGGGTTACAAAAGGCCTTAATTCAGGATTTGAGTTTTCCAACCCCAATGAGAAGAGCCGTTGCGGTTGCGGAGAGAGTTTCAGCATATGACCAAACCCTGGTTAAGAGAAAATACCCAAGACTGGATTACTCAACTGGAACATCGACTGGAAGATATCAATTACTATCTAAACTGTGCAGTGGCCTGGTGTGAAGAGCGAGGAATCACTGATGATCACAGTGTTATGATCTGCGGGTTTATTACCTGTATATGGGTTAGCCACATGCGAAATGAGCCCATTAGCTATAGCGAGATGTTAGAGTTTTTAGGACTAAGCCACCTTGATGAAGGACTAGATCAAATATACAATCTAGGGCCTATACTGAGCAATTTGGATCATGAAGAAGTCCTACAATTATTAGTAGGAAGGCTACAGGACTTTTAGCCTTTGCCGTCGTAGTCCTTGACTGGACCGCCGTGAATTTCACTCTTGGCTTTTTTACCTTTGAGCTTTACTCCAGTGCCCTTTCTTCCTTGTGTACCTGTGCCGTCTGTATGGTCGCTGTCATGTGCTCTTAGTCCTAGACTGACACATTGAGCATACCTAACAGCACTCAACCGTTTGATAGCACATTGACTTTTGGTAGGATGTGCTATGTTCTTTTCTGTAATAAATTCTTCGGCTCGCATCTGTTATTTATTTAAACAGAATTAAAGACATGATCACAGTCTGTGCCGCAAATCCCATACAAATAGTTGCGATGTAGATAAAGTTACGATCGATTAGACTTTTGAAGAACAGGGTGATTAGGGCACTCCACACAAAGATCATAAGATCCACAGGAGGTAGTTTGTCAGTTTGGCCTAACAGCACTGATAACAGCGTAGGAATGCTGGCAAAGTGCAGTAGAATAATGGTAATCCAGCCCAGCGTGTGGGCACTGATACGACCCAGATGTTCTCTGAGGAACTGATAAATTGCGACAGGTAAATTTTGGATATAGGCAATAACGGGCATCATTTTGATTTCTCACTCGTAAAAAATATGTTGGCCAATTTTGGCAACTCGCTTGCGATTCCATTTGGGATCGATATATGAGGCATGATAATATAGTGCGTTCTTTAGGCTGGGTAATCTAAAACCTTCCAATAGAACTTTTTTGGCCACGGCCATGCTTTCATCATAGGCTGCTTGATTGACCGGACGAAACTTAACTGTTCTATCACAGTACCAACTGAACTGACAAATGACCTTTTCATAGAATTTGTTCTTTTGATAGATCACTTTGCAGACATCATCTGGGAACTGGCCACTGGCTACCCTGTTCAACGTGACTTGTGCCACTGCTACCTTGCCTTCAAATGGCTCATTGGCTGCTTCATGATAGATGTTTTTGGCCAAACAGCCTAATTGCTGTTCTCTAATCTGTACAGTAACATTAGATCCTACTACTTCTTCGGTTGCGGACAGTTTGTTATTGATCGCCCAATTGAGCAATTTTACTGATCCTAGTAATGCCAGCAGCATCAATAATGCTGCAACAATGTTAATGAGGCCAAGGGCAACCTCATTATTTTCCTTTTCCCCGCCTATTACGGTTTCAGTCATAATGACCTCCTTTTTTGTAAGGGTAAGTTAATTTATCAACAATCAACGATTGTACGGTTAAAGACAACAAAAATCAAGCAGTTTGGAGTAAAGTTATGAGAGAACTTTTACCCTGTACAGATTCTCAAATCGATCTGCATCACGCCTATCATTGACCATAGGCTCTCCACGTATGTTGAGACTGGTATTTAACAACATAGGGCAACCAGTTTTAGAATACCATTGTTCCAGCAGTTGTCTGATACCTGAACCGTCTTTAGGCACAGTCTGTACTCGACTGGTTCCATCAGCATGTACAATGGCAGGAAACAGATCAGCACGTTTACAACCAGCAACTACCTGCATATACCTGCTGGTGGTCCAGTTTAAAGGCATGCTAAAGTATTCATCAACTAGTTCTTCTAAAATAACCGGAGCAAAAGGCCTAAACTTTTGTCTACGCTTGATTTCATTGACTTTATCTTTTATTTCATTGCCTCGAGGATCTGCCAATAGGCTTCGATTACCTAACGCTCTTGGACCAAATTCTGCTCGGCCATTGGCAACTCCTACAATTTTGTTAGTTAGCAGTTCACTGATCAACTGATCAACCGGGTACGATCCAACGATTTCATGTCCAAGGAATGCTGTGGTCCAATTTAATTTTTTTCTATAACCCAATGCAGCGGCACCTAAACTACTACCAGCGTCTCCCGGATTGGGCATTATCCAAATGTTACTGTAGTAGTGGCCTAACAGTCTGTTGGCACTACAGTTAAGAGCTACCCCCCCGCCGTAGACTAAATTATCACTGGCGCCCAGGCGTCGTGCTTTTTTAATCACTGTAGTAATCAGTTCTTCAACTAGGATCTGGCTACTGGTAGCAATATCATACCGATCAGCCGTTTGCTCAAAAAAAGGATCAATGCCCTTATGTAGATTATGTTTAAAAGTTAAACGATCAATATCATCGATCAAATAATCTTTCAAATTAACATTATTAGATCCATAGGCTGCCATACCCATCAATATGTATTCTTCATCTAGTGGTCTTAGTCCTACTCGATCGGTCATTGCACTGTAAAACAATCCAATACTGTTAGGATACCGCTGTGACCATAATTTTTTGTATTTGGCTTTATTATCTTTATACTCAGCGTGCCAAATGGTCATGGTGTCAAATTCCCCAATTGCATCTATAACAACAACTGTTGCAACGTTAAATGGACCAGTCTGAAACCCGGCAGCCGCATGACTTAGGTGATGATTATGGGTGTGTATCTTTTTATTGCCCAACAGGTCTAGATTTTTCTGTTTGATTATGTTCCTGGCCATAAGATTACTGATATCAGGCTTTTGTCCTGCAATCAACTGTCTTAGATATTTTAGTAAAGGGGTTTCATAATAGTGCAGCTCATAATTAGAAGATACATAGCCAACAGCATCTTTGATGATTGATTGGCAGAGGTACTCAGTATGCTTGTGTTTATTATACCTTTCACTGTGCCCAGCAAAGACAATATCTCCTCTAGAGTTAATGACACTCATAGCAGCATCGTGAAACCCGCAGCTTAATCCAATATAATCCATATTATTTGTAAATGAATGGATCTCTCTTGCGTAACTCTTCAATGCGCTTTTTTAAAAGGCGACGTTTTTTCCAATTTATAATCCAATAAAAGAAGTTTTTAATAGTTTCCATACCTTTATTTAATACCGCAATGGTCAATATAAATAAAATTATGGAAATAACACATTTAGTTGTTAATGGATGTAGCTGGTCATCGGGTGAAGGATTGCCTGATCCTAAAAGTCAAGCATGGGCAACATTACTAGCAAATAAGTTAAACTGCAAATTAGTTAATTTATCTGTAAGAGGAAGCAGTAACGATGCTATTGTGAGAAGATCCTACGAATACACTTATGAAAACTTATCAAATAATAGTAAACCATTATACATAATCGTTTTCAGTCAAATTTGGCGTAGAGAAGCATGGTACAATGTAGACAAAGATTTTCGAACCATTGATTATACACATAATGAGTTAAATGTTCATGAAACACATCCGCACACATTAAGCCTTGTATCAGAATTTAATGAAGAAGATTTCTACAGATGTTATATTATGAATAAGCTGTATTTGAAATCTCTTCTAACCACCAATAATTATCCGCATTTAATAACACATTTCCCATCAGACCATATACAACCCGAAACTATTAGTAAAGTTAGGAAAAGGTTTCCTAATATGGTCAGTGAGTTTGAAAAAATAGAAGATTATGATTTGAGTCAGTTATCATTAACAAACAGTCTCCTTCCATGCGGGCATCCTGGAATAGAAGGTCAAAAATTAATAGCCGATAAGATGTATGACGAATTAATAAAAAAATTTGAAAAAATACAGGTAATACCCGATCAAAACTTTTTATATCTAAAAGATTTTAACATTGCTAGACCCGGTCATATTCCATTTCATATAAAAGTTTGGATGTAATTATTTCTTACCTATAATCATAAATCTTA